TATGTTTACTTTCATCTCTCATATGAGGATCATAATTTCTAAAATCAAATTCTAGTTCTCCTCCTGTATATTCTGAGCCATCTGTTAATTGACAAGTCATAGATAATTTTCTAATTTTACCATTGTCTGGATCACCTTTTTTTCTTTGATAAGGTTTATCCCACGGATCAGTATGCCAATCATAATATTGGTGGTGTTTATATTTTGTAAACTGACAAGATTCACTCCTATCCCATTCAAAATTCCAACCCGCATTTATATTTGCCTTGTGAACATAAGGGTGTATTTCTTTGTATATCCAAGTATCATTTAACCAAACTAAATCCGATTTTCTTTTTCTTTGTAAGTTTTTAACTTGGTCTTTGTTTAATTTTTTATCACTATAGCCCCCCGTTCTAGCCATTACTTCTTCTTTAGACAAAGCATATTTAATTACTTCATCACAAAATCGAGGGGTGAGAACAGAAGTAAAGTACCAGAAATAATTAGATAAATTCATGGGTTGTAGTTAAAATAAAGTTTAAAGAATCCTTTTGAGTGTTAGTGATGTAATACATCTGAGTAGATGGAAACATAATAAATGAATTATTTTTTAAAGATATATCCCAACTTCTTCCTGCTCTTCTGTTTTGATCATAATGTATTCTAACACTACAATCTTTAACATTAACTCCATAAAGAAAAGTATAATCAGGAGAGGTGCGTAAATCTACAGGGTCTATATTTAATAAAGGAATAGAAATTTCTTGGGGTTTATAGACACTACCCCACGTTTCTTTATTAATTAAACAAAAACCATATTCTAGCTGTATATGTTCTCGCACATAGGTAGTTAATTTATCCCACTCTCTAGAGAATGGAAACTGTGAAAGGTTTTGAATTTGGTCTTTTAAAATATCTTCTTGAAGTTTACGATGATCAATCTCAAAGCCTTTCGGCATTTGGATATCACCATGATATAGTGCTATTTCAGATAATACTTTCTTTTGCATACCACATACCTATATAAATTATGCCAGGGTATTTGTCAAATCCCAAGATTGAGCACCCTCATTCCAAACATATTCCCATCTATGAGTACCCGCTTCATGTTGTGCAAGTTGTTCCGCAGTTAATGCAGGAGCATCACCAATTGGTGAATGCCAAGAAGCATCAGATGTATTTTTTACCCAAGAAGGATAAGGTTTTTTAGGCCAAAAAATTTGATCATCTTCATCCCAAATCATACCTATTCCAGCATAGTTTCCTCTCAATGGAGTTCCACCTAATTTATGTTGTCCACTAGCTGTATTGTATGAAGTTTGAATCCACATTTGTGCAGGCCAATTATTGTGTAACTCTAAATACTGTTGTCCTACTGTTTCATCTTCAACGTTATCACCGTTAAGCATATCTCCATTATTCAAAGTTAACACTTGAATAACTTTTCCGTTTGCTCCTAGTTTTGCAAAATGTGCCATAATGTTTCTCCTTATATATTAATTTTAAAGTTGTGTAAATGCATAAATATTATTGAAATTTGTACCTTATCATTACTATACCTGAACCACCAGCTTGACCATTACCATTACCACCACCTCCACCACCACCAGTATTTGTTGTTCCTGCAGTAGCAGCTATAGCAGGTGATGGTTGACACGCATTACCACCTCCGCCTGAACCACCTATTCCTTTACAAGTGCTATATCTATAAGAACCACCGCCTCCACCAGCAAAATATCTTGTTGAACTGACTGGTCCTGGAGTTCCATAACTTGGAGCTGTTGGACCTAATACAGCATCTGGCCAGTAATTTCCTGTACCACCATTACCACCAGTATTTGCGGATGGACTACCAGGAGTAGAATTTGTTCCTGCAGAAGTTGCACCACCTCCACCACCTCCACCAAAAAAAGGTCCTGCAGTTCCTGTTCCACCATCTTCACCTTGAGAAACGGGAGTAGCCGGTGTGTTACCTGATCCACCTACATCTGGTCCGTGGCCTCCACCACCTCCAGATCCACCATCAGCGCCAGTTCCTGTGTTACCATTAGGCCCACCACCTCTTCCACCGCCAGCTGATGTTATTGTTGTTGAACCTGAAAAAACTGAATTTGATCCAGAAGTAGCACAAGGTATTCCAGTTCCTGCTGCTCCTACTGTAACAGGATAACCTGTTGCTGTAACTGGTAAACCTCCAGAACCTGGGCTTGGATAATTTTGTCTAAAACCACCAGCACCTCCGCCTCCAAAACTTCCTCCTCCACCACCAGCAACAACCATATATTCTATGGTATTTGAACCACAGGAATTACCTACAGAACAAACTGTAAAAGTTCCTGGACCTGTAAAAATGTGTGTTTTGAAATCACCAACAGTAAGTGTAGTATCACCACCACACCCTGTTATATAGGTAGGTATTCCCGATGAAGAACTAAATGTTGTAGATTCTATTGATCTCCAACCAACAGTAGAATCCACATAAACTAAAGTTAAACCTTGACCCTCGGTATTTAATGTTATTAAACCTGTTGCGGTTCCACCATTAATTTTAACACCTGAGGGTGCTTGAATTACAAATGAATAACTATCAAAAGTATTATTATAATCTTGAATTGAAATGATATCTCCTGCACTAGCAGTTGGTAAAGTCATTGTTATTTTACCTGCTGTAGTATTTATAAAATAACCTTCACCGTTTGCCCCTGTAAAATCTCCTGTTTTAGGAGTTGTTTGCCAATCTACTGTTCCTGTTCGGCCAAATCCTGATGCAGTTCCAGAGTTGGTAATTGTTGCACCAGAAGGGATTGTGAATGTATCTCCACTATCTCCTAATGTAACAGTACCACAATTTGTTCTTGGACTAATTTTATTTACTTTTACTTCACTCATAATTTTTTATTATGCTACAAATGCACCGGGTCCGGTAAATACTCTTATTGTATCAGACCCACATGTTTGAACTAAATCTCCTCCACTTACTGTAGGAGAAGCACATGCTGTTACGTGTCTTATAATAACTATTCCAGATCCACCAACTGCACCCACGGGAGACACAACACCATAATCTCTTGCACCACCTCCGCCACCACCCATATTGGTTGCCCCTGCACAGCCAATTACTTGAGTAGGACTAGCACCATTAGTAGCATTACCGCCGCCACCTACGCCACCACAAGCTGTTCCACTTCCTGTTGGTCCTGAAGCTGTTCCTGCACCACCCCCACCAAAATATCTTCCTGGACTTGGTCCAGGTTCTCCATAAGTTGGCACTTGAGGTATTGAGCCTAAAATCGTTGTATTTCTTCCAGCGCCTCCTGGTGCACCAGTTGGACCCGAAGCATTTGAGCCCACTGCACCTGCTCCACCGCCACCACCACTATTATAAGGAAAACCACTTGTTGCACCTTGTCCTCCAGGAAACCCTTGAGGTCCTCCTAAAGGAGCTGCAAAAGGAGGAGTATTTCCTGCCCCAAATGCTGTATTTCCATCTGGAGCCTTTTTAGCTCCGCCGCCTGATCCACCATCTGCAAAACCATTACAACTTGGTGCCGTAGGACCTGTATAACCAATGGTTCCACCGCCTGTACTTGTTATTGTTGAAAAAATTGAACTACTTCCTTTTCTAGGTTCACCTGGATTACCCGGAACTCCGTTTCCTCCTGCACCTACAGTAATTGGATAAGAAGTACATCTCGATACTTCAAAACATTTACCTGAAATTTCTCTCATACCTCCGCCTCCACCACCAGCGCCTTGATAATCATTATCTGATCCACCACCACCTGCTAACACCATGTATCGTAAATTGTATACGGGTTCCTCTCCTGTTTGAGTGTCTTGTGCATTTTGAGTATTGACCCAACCTGATGTTGCATCAGTATAAACCAATGTTACTGATTGACCATTAACAGTTAAAACCAAATCTCCTCCACCAGCACCTGGGAAACCAATTTTTTCAGTACCATTAGGATTAATAGTACAATTATTGCTATTAAAAGTTCTCTTATAATCTGAAATAGCTACAATAGCTCCAGCAGAACCCGCTGGTAAATTTACTGTTGCTGTTCCACTGCTTGTATCTACAAAATAACCTTCCCCATCAACTGCTGTAAAAGTTCCTGTTTTAATTGAACCTGTTTGCCAATTAACAGAACCTGATCTTCCAAATCCTGTTTGTGATGCGCCTGATGCTAAAGCAATTGTATCTCCTGAGGCACCCAAAGTTATTGTTGTACCTGATTGATTTATAATATTTCCAGCATCTGATGCTTGTAAAGCATTTGATTTAACAACATTTCCAGTGACTGCTACTGAATTACATGCAGCTCCCACCGTAATTGTTGTCCCACACTTGTTAATTATATTAGTGCCTGGTTGATTCTGTATGTTGTCTACTTTTATTGTTGATGCCATAATTTTATTTTACCATATCCTATTGAAA